GATATGACTCTGATTTTAATTTTGTATTTGGAGATTTTGGAAGTAATAATGATGTTTCTAGAAATTGGACAAAACAATTTTATATTAATTCTAATGCGCCGGATTATTCATTAATAATTAATAATACTGGTTTAATTGGTATTGGTATATCTACACCATTAGGAAATTTACATATTGGAACACCTTATTCAACAAGTGATGGAACATTAGTTATATCTAAAAATAATAATACAAGTAATCGCAATTTTAAATTTGGATATGACTCTGATTTTAATTTTGTATTTGGAGATTTTGGAAGTAATAATGATGTTTCTAGAAATTGGACAAAACAATTTTATATTAATTCTAATGCATCTGAATATTCATTAACAATTAATTCAAATGGTAATGTTGGAATTGGTACAAGTTCTGCATTAGAACAAAAATTATTTATAAATGGAAATACCACTATTAATAATGGAGTATTAAATCAGATATCATCCGATGGATTTCCTAATTATTTTAAAAATGCTATTTTAATTAATACACTAACTAACGATGGTCTTGATTATAGATTAAATGTTAATGGAAATGTTAATATTCAATCAAATTTAAATACATCAAATTTAAATGTTAATAATACAACTTTTTTAAGAGGTCTTGTAAGAATTGGTGCAATACCTACAGTTCCCAATGATATATATAATGTATATATTCAAAATAATACTTGTATAAATGGAACAGTATTATTTGAATCAGGTAATTTTACACATACAGGAGGTAATTTTAATATTAATTCAACAAACTTAAATGTAAATGTTGCAAATAAAACATCATTTATGGGGTATGTTGGAATTGGAACAAATACAAATATTACTAATATTTTTCAAGTTGGTGATGGTGGGAAATTAAGGATAGCTAATAATAGTCTTGATTATACAGTTATTGGAGCAAGTAATTTAAATCTTAGTTCTTTAAATACAAGAATTATTATTAATGGTTATGATAAAATCAATAATAAAGGTGATATACAATATTATACAACAAATACAGGAAAACATTTATTTTATTCAGATGGAGAGACAAATGAATTAATGAGAATTGATAATACAGGTAATGTTGGTATAGGTACTGTTAATTCTGAAAATGTTAAATTAAATGTTAATGGTGAATTAAATGTTCAAAATTTAATTAAAGAAAATTCAAGTTATTTAAGTAATGTTTATGTTAAATTAGAAAATTTAAATATTTTAAATAATTTGAATTTTAACTTAAAAAAGAAATTTGCATTTAATTGTTTTATTAAAGATCAATTAAATGATGATCCTATTATATATAATTCAACTATATATTATAAATGTGATATTGATTTAACAAAAATTACAATGTCTTTAACAAATACAAGTAATAATTATAGTGTTAATTATCGATTATTTAATATTAAATGTTTTTTAAATAATTGTAGTTTTGAAACATTTAATTCAGGAGTTCCTAATATTTTACAATATGATATTTATATGTCAAGTAATCCATACATGCAATACTCAGATCCTCCAACTATTGTGCCTAAATTAGGTTTAAATATTTGTGCTATTGGAACACCTGAAAATTATAGATTAGATAATATATTACCATCTTATATAACATTATTAAGATGTGATAATTATGAGGATGGTAATAATTTTAATTATTTATCTCTTGTTTCACCTCATTCAAATTTATCTGTTTCATTTATTATTGAAGATTATTTATCTTAAAAAATAACTTTTTGATTTTCATATAAATGTTTAATATTAATAATTATTAAAAAAAAATGGAATTAGATATTTTTGTTAATTATATTAAAGAAGCTAATACATATAGAATATTAATTAAATTAAAAAAAGATATCGATTTAATGACATTGCAAAAATATTTATGTAAAAAAAATAAATAATAGTTTTTTATTTATAGATTATTTTTATCATTATAATAATATTTATGGAATTATAAAAAAAAAGATCAAAATATTTTTTATATTTGGAAAATTAAATTATAGAAAATAATAATTATCATTAATAGATATGGATAATAAATTATTCTTATTATTAATAATAATACTATTAATAACTATTTTTATAATAAGTATTATAATTATTGTTATTAATAATAAAAATCAAAATATTGAAAAATTTGAATCTAATAATATATTTGCATCTTATATGAATTATCCTCGCATATTATTACCAAATTCAAATGATAGATATAATTCAATAATATCATATTCTCCACTTGATGTTAGTAAAATAATTCCAGGTGGATTAAATTTAAGTGAAAAATATGATATTACTGCTTCTTCATCTTTAAATAATTTAGGAATAAATGGATATGGTACATATTATATTAATAGCACATTTTATATAAATAATCCATCTGATAGAAATTGTATATCATCATTATTTAATAATAGAAATTTAGTAACTTTAAGATCAGCAAGTAATAATAATATTGATAATATGATATCCATATTATATCCAGAAAGATTTCAATTTAAGGGTATTGAAATTATGTTAAATACTAATGCTAAAATTATTTTGGAAAATAAGATAGTATTATATTCATTATTTAATTCTTCTCCTTCTAAAATAAATACAAAAGCTAATTTTAATAATAATATAATAACTTTATCAATAGTAAATATTAATGATAGTGTTATATTTGATAATACATTATATATAGTTTTTGATAGAAGAGTTAATACGTTAGAAATTTTAAGTATAAAAATATTTGGACAACCTTTTAATGCTATTAATACTATAATTTTAAATACTTCAAGTGCATTAGATAATGAAGATATTAATATTTTTTCTAATAATAAATTTGAAACATTACCAAATATAAATACAAATATACAATATGCTATTAATACTAATGAAGATAATACATATCAAGAGAGACCATTAAATGACAAATTTAAATATTTATTAGCAAATAATAGACCACCTTGGGGTATGTATAATGCAAAAAATGTTTTAGGTAATACACTTAATGATGTTTTTAATAGAGAATGTAAGAAAGCTACAATTGAAGGTGGATATGAAATTATTACTGAAAATATTGGTTTAAATAATGCAAATATTACTTATATAAAAGGAACTCCAAGCACAACTATTACATTTCCAGTAGGTAGTTTACCTGAAAAATATACAATTTGTGTAATGTCTAAATATACAAATCCAAATACTAATAGAGGTAGAATATTAACCACAAAATATCCAAGAAATTGGCTATTAGGACATTGGGCAACTAGAAAAACTGGAGTAATGTATAATGATAATTGGATATATTATGAAAATGATACAGATAATACTACAGATTGGCGTATTAGTTGCGCTAAATCAAATGCAACTAATTATTCATATAGTTTAATTATTAATAATATAAATAAAGGTTCAATAAATGCAGGTGGTAATTTAGATTATTCAACAGTATTAAAAATTAATGGATGGTCAAGTCATGAAGCTTCGGATTTTGGTTTAGCATATTTAATAATATGGGATGTAGTTTTAACAGACTCCGAATTATTATTAGCATCACAAGCTTTAACAAATTACTCAATAACAGGACAAGAACTTAATATAAATAATATTCAAGTTACTGATAGTAATTATGGTACATCAAGAAATAATCCGGGTATTTCAGCATTAGATATTAAAATTAAAACTTGTACAAATGTGAATGGTGAATATTGGATTAAAAATCCTATAACTGGATATGCAGATAAGGTATATTGTATAATGGATAGTGAATGTTATGGTGGTGGATGGATGTTAGCAATAAAAGGTACAAATAAATCAGGACTTTTTTCATATGATGGCATTGAACACGAATTAAATGGTCGTAATAGAAATGGAAAATTTAATAAAATTAATCATTGGGAAACAAATTCTACTGTTCAAAAAGATGAACCATTTAATTTAGATATTGATGCTAAATATGATATTTTCAATCATTTTAAAGTTACTGAATGTTTAGCTATTTTTAATTCAAGTGATACTGGAGGTATTATTAATAAACAAAATTATGGTTGGACATGGCATGAACCAAAATTTTATAATGCTAATTTATCATTAAAAGATTTTTTTGCAACATCAAGAGCTCAATTTACTTATTATAGTAACAGTGATTATGATTTTGTAGCTGGATATAATAATGGTAAAGAACTAAGTAAAAAATATGATCCTGTATATATAACTCGTATACCTGCATCAAATAAGGATTCATTTAATGAAATTATTATGAACCAAAAATATACACCAAAAATATGGTCTCGACAAGATGGTTTTAGAGCATTTGGATTTAATATTATACCAATAATGCATATTTGGCATAAAGTTAGATGGGGTGGAATATTTAATAATGAAAGTGATATTAATACAAGTGATGTTTCAGGTGGTATTGGTTTAAATAACAATTGGAATGCAGGAAATTATTATACTTGTTGTGAATCAGCACCAGGAGCTCCTTTAAAACAAATGGGATTTAAATGGTTTATAAAATAAATTTATATAAAAATAAAATATATATATAAATTAAATAATGTTTTCTGATATTCGTCAATTCATTGCTTTAACATCAAAATCTAATATTGAATGTATTCAAAATTATGTTCCATTAGTATTTCCTTCAGAACATCCAGAAGAGGTTAATTATTATAAAGATGCAAAAATTTGTTTGAGTGAAGTTGTAGATGAAGATTCAAATTATTAATTATTTTTTTTAATTATTATAGATAACCTACTATAATAATGAGTGCTATTGGATTTGATCCAATATTAATTGTATCAGTTATAATTATGCAAATTGGAGCTCGACATTTAGATTTAGAATTAACAGATTTTCAAAAAAAATTAATTAAAAATAAAATAGTTCAGGCATTAATATTATTTGGACTTGTTTATATACCAGTGAGAGATATTGGAAAATCAATAATGGTTTTAATATTAATTTATTTAATTATTTATGTTATGTTTAATGAAAATAATAATTATAATTTATTTTCAAAAAAATATTTATATAAGGAGGGAATAATTGCAAATTATAATGATTTTAAAAAAAAATATTATGATAATTTATCAAATTTAATATAAAAATAAAAATTGATTATATATTTAAAATTAACTTATATAATAAATAGATATGTCAATATATAATGAATTATCATATAATGCTCAAAAAGTTATCATTGAGGAAGTTAAAGGCATTCAATTTAGTGTATTAGGACCTGATGAAATTATTAAACGTTCAGTTGTTAAAGTTACTAAAACTGATACTTATGCAGGTAGTGAACCTATTGTTGGTGGATTATTTGATCCTCGTATGGGTGTATTAGAACATAATAAAGTTTGCACAACTTGTGAACAAAAAAATGTATTTTGTCCTG